AAGTCCAGCGACCGCTAACCGCTATGAGGCAAGCCTTCAGATCATCAAGGGCATGACGCTGGCCCGTGAGCTTGGCCGCGAGGCTGAGTTCGCGTCCACGGTCGCCAAGGAAGGCCACAGCCTCCTTACGCTCGGGGATGAGATTGAACAGTTGGAGAGCCGGCTGAAGGATCTCAGGGCACGCTTTTCGGAGACTGTCGCCACGAAGGCGGCCGGGGATTCGTACCTCTCGGCCTTCAGCGCCTCCGGCAAGCGAGATGGTGTCAAAGGCGTGCCGATCGGGCTTGAGGAGATCCGCCGCGTCCTTTCCGAAAGTGTCTTCGCCGGCGGGAACCTCTATGGCCTGTTGTCGTCTTCGGGCGAAGGAAAGACCAGCCTCACGGTCCAGCTGATCTACGACGCGCTGCTCGCCGGTCACCCGGTCCTGTTTCTGAGCTACGACCAGTCCGCCTATCAGTGCATCCGCCAGATGATTGCCCAGGTCCACGGGATCAGCGTCAAGCAGCAGGACGAGCCGAACCGGCTGATGGAGCAAGGCGAGCGCGACAAGTGCGTGACGTTCGCCACATGGATCAACCAGATGCCGCTGGAAATCATCCGTTGCCAGCGTGAAGGCGTCGGGCAGCTCAAGGCCTATGCTCGCCGGTTCATCAAGAAGTCAGCCAACGGCAAGACGCCGTTCATCGTAATCGACCACATCGGCAAGGTGAAGCCAGTCGACCCGAAGCTTTCCGCCGACCGCATATCGAGCGATGTCACGGTGGAGCTCAAGGCCCTGGCTGATGAAACCGGTTCGGCCTTCCTTGTCCTCAATCAGCGCAATAGCTTCGGTACTCGCCGCGACAATCCACGGCCAATCGCCGCGGATCTCTACGGAGGCGAGGGCGCCAAGGCTGACTATGACGCCATCCTCTTTCTCTATCGGCCGGAGAAATACAAAGCCGAGCGCGAGGCCATCGCCGCCACCGATCAGGATTGGAAGAAGATCAACCGGGTTTTCGGCTCCGACATCGAAGGCATAGCCGAGATCGGGGTGATCAAGTCCCGCTTTGGCGATCCAACCATCCGCGAAAAGCTGAAGTTTGAGGCGGATTTCACCCGTTACGTTTCAATGGCGCCCGAGCGGCCGGCGGAGTTGTTCTGATGGCCGCCTATTACAATGAGATCGACCCCGCTGCGGCCCATATCCTTCAAACGCTCATCGATGAGGGCGTGATCGCCCCTGGCATTGTCGACACCAGATCAATCAAGGAAGTGCAACCGGATGACCTTATCGGCTTCACGCAATGCCATTTCTTCGCGGGCGGTGGACTCTGGTCAGTTGCAGCTCGACTTGCTGGCTGGCCTGACGACGAACCCCTCTGGACCGGGAGCTGCCCCTGCCAGCCCTTCTCGGCGGCAGGCAAAGGCGGAGGAGAAGATGATCCAAGGCATTTGTGGCCGGACCTACATCGCCTCATCCGTGCCCGACGGCCCGCTGTCGTCATGGGAGAGCAGGTTGCGGGAGCGGCTGGCTACGGTTGGTTCGACGGAGTCAGCGCTGATCTGGCGAGCGAAAGATACGCCAGCCGGTCAGTTGATTTCCCGGCTTGCAGTGTCGACGCGCCACACCAACGAAACCGACAATACTGGGTCGCAATGGCCGACGATGAAAGCGGCGAATGCGGGGCCGGACTTCGCGAAGGCGGATCGCAGCAAGACAGGGATGTCCCTGCAGACCGTGATAACGCTTGCCCAGCGTGCGGTGGACGAAGACGGATTGGACCCTTCTTCCCCGGAGGCATCTCCTCAATCTGCGGAAACTGCAACTTGGTCGACGCCTCGGGCATCGGACGGAGCAAAGGGGAGCCCGAACCAAATGTTCTCAGCAGGCGGCCAGCCTTTGCCAGCGCAGATGCATCAGGCGTCACCCTGGGTGACGCCTTCGGCAAGGGACTGGAAGGATTCGGCAGGGATGGCGACGACAGCAGGCGATCGGAACAGGATCGATCAGTTGCCGCGGCAGATGGTGCAGGAGCCGCAAGCGACATGGCAGGCGGTTACTGCCTCGAACGGCGGGAGCAACATGAATTCACCGGCTACCACGCAGCGCGGGCACGGAAAGAACATCGTGGGGATGATGGTCGAAACGGCACTCACTGGTCAGACGCCGAATGGATCATCTGCCACGACGGAAAAGCGCGGCGCGCCAAACCCGGTGTTCGCCTTCTGGCTCATGGGGTTCCCGGAAGAGTGGATCTCTGGCGCGTTGGCGGCAATGCAATCGTACCGGAAGCCGCGGCGGAAGCGATAGCCGCATTCATCGATGTCTACGGGCTGTTCAGCACATGGAGGACAGCGGCATGAGCACTCCCGTCCTCAATACCATCTGCGCGCTGCTGAAGTTCAAATCCTTCACGACCATCGCCGAGATCGCCTCCATGGCCAGCCTGAAGCGCATCGATGTGCTGAACGTCGTCAACGCCAATCTTGACCTGATCAAGCGTGACGCCAAGCGCGGCCGCATTATCGGCCTCGACCTGCAAGGGCCGCTCAGGAAGCAACTCTGGGAAAGCGGCAAGTTCTGGCGACAGGACACATATGGTGCTTGGTCACATGAGGGCGACTGCATCACCCTTGCTGATTGCCAAAAGGAATTGTCGGAACGCCTGACGAGGCAACAAATCGTCGGGGCGTTCGGCGACAGTTACTATGTCGGCGTCATCCATCTCACCCCAGCAAACATCGCAGCCGTCGAGGCTGAAGGCATTCGGCCGTGGACCGAAGCCGTAATCGACGATCGCCTTTGGAAGGAGCAGGCATGAGCAACAAGTGCGATTTCGGAACCCACCGGATCCCAACGGGATGGATAGCCTGGTACCGCCTGTATCACCACGGCGAGAACCGGGTTGTCCGCGAGGGCTCCCGCGACATCATCTTCGGCACTCAGGCAGAAGCGGAAACCGCCGCCAAGGCTGAGTTCCTTCGGCAGATGAATAGCCCAATCGTATCAGAGACGCTGACCGGCCCGACGACGAAGCGGGCGCTGGCCAAGGCGAAGCTCGAGAAACTGTTTCAGGGCGGCGGAAAAGTGATCGAGATCGAGCGTAGGAGGGCAGAGGCATGATGCATGTTGAAGCTAGATTAATTGCCCACTACAAGCGCGTAGACAAGCGTCTGGGCAAGATCATGTCGCCGTCCGTGAAGCTGGTAGCCACTGAAGCTCTGCCGAGCGCTGCTAAGCCCTCAAAGATCCCCAGCGGTCTTACGCCCCACGAGCGCTACGTTTGGAAACGCTGCGAGGAATTCGGCGTCGAATACGATGTCATCATCGGCAAAGCCCCATCGCGAGACTACACCGCTATCCGGCAATTGATCTGGTATGAACTGCATTCCAAGTTCAAGTTATCTCACGCCAGGATTGGCGCTCTCATGACCAACCGTCATCCCAGCACCATATTGGACGGCATTCACCGGATAACAGATCGACTGGAATCAGCCGGCCCTGACCTTCTCCCGGACGTTCGAAGATTGTTGGATGAGCCGAAAACCCACGACCGCATCAAGGCGGCATATTCGATCAAGACGCCAATCTCATTAATTGAGGCGCGACACGGCATTGATCGTCGGTCCATCGCTCATGTCGCCGCTATCATGCGCTGGACGCAACAGACTGAAAAAAGCACCGAACCCCGCTATCGGATAGCTCAGATGCGGCGTGAATATTATGCCGGCGTGAAAATCGCCGTGATCTGCAAAAGGCACGCGATGAACGATAAGGCGTTCTGGAATCTGCGCAAGAAATTGGGTTGGGAAATTCGGCCGAAGGTGCAGGAATGATTGATCCGCGCGTGTCAGCCCTTTGCGAGGAATACCGCATCAAAATAGTTGATGGCCGGTCCTATCCTGGCATTCGCGAGACTCGCGCTGTGCATACGATGGACAAGATATTGAGGTTAAAAGGCGAGGATCATTTTCGTATGGTGCTGTCTACCGTGGCGGAAACGAACAATAATCAGGGGTATATCGACAAACATCTCTTGTTCGCCGTCAGCGACCTCGTGGAGACGTATCGCGTGATTGTTGAGACAAAGACTAGCCAGTGGCTCGAATGCTTTGACGCAGCTCCTGTGGCCGAATTACAGGTGGTAGCGAAGAGCCTCCCGCACCAGCGGTTTGCATTGGTCGGAATGATTGCAGAGCGAGTGATCCGGAGATTTGGGCCGAATGCAGCCCAAGGGGATCTGTTTGATGACAGGAGAGCGGCATGACTGAATGGCAAGATATCAAGACGGCACCGCGAGACGGCCGCAAAGTCCGGATTAAAGATGATGAAGGCCACACGCGGCGAATGGCTTTCCATGCGCCTCATTGGTGGGATGTCGGGGAGGGCCGCCTACGCATTGTCGACGGCGCGCTCTATGCCGGCAAAGAGGACTTATGCAAGGCCTTGGAATGGCAGGAGATCGATGTATGAACAAGATTGAAATCGCGAATCTGTTTATCCGTGCTGCGTTCATTGACAGCCGTCTTCCGATCGAGGCCGGCCCGAAGCGCCTAAAGGCCGCATGGGTGAAATATGCAGCCCGTACCGAAGCCGAGCAACGCAAGTGGTTCATCAGCGAGCCCACGGACGAAGGCGCTAACCAGATCCACAAACTCGACAAAGGGCCAATCCATGATTGGTGGATGGCGTTCTGGGACGGTCGTTCTGTCGATACGAGCCGAAACGACTACAGGTTATGGGAACTGGCAAACGAGATGATGACGCTCGTAGCCGAAGAACAAAACCGTCGTGCGTTGTGGGCCTGGGCCATGTCGAAGGTCGGAACACTGCAAGCGCACCAGACAAAGACACGCTACACTGCGCCGAAACTTTCAAAAAAGCTCGGCAAAAAGGAGCGAGTGAAAATCCACAAACGGACTTCTAGGGACGTTTCCTTTGCTGCATGGTGCCAGTCGGAAGGCATCCATGAAGAGACAGGAAGACGCCGGAAAGATCGTGCACTTTCCATTATGGAACAGTATCTTGTTCGGGGAAGCTCGCAGAATGCTAAAACTCCCGATTTTACCCTGTTGCCTGTGGGCGGTGTTTTGGAGCATATTTCAGATAACATCGCAGCAGACGCGCCGAGCAGAAAAGAGCGGTTTATCGAGCGAGATCGCGACACGGTTTTCTGCAAGGATTTCACGATCGCCGAGTTTCGCAAGAACGTTGCGGCCGATAACCGCCGGAAAGCAGATTTGCGCAGACGGCAGGTAGCCGCATAGAAGAGGAATATTTCAATGAAGGGTATCCAGCCTCAACGACCGTAACGGATTTATTCCCGCGTCGTTTAATGGCAGGACACCTGAATTTGGATCAGGTAATCGAGGTTCGACCCCTTGCGCGGGAACCATCTGGGTGTAGCTCAGCCTGGTTAGAGTACCGCACTTGGAATGCGGGGGCCGTCAGTTCAAATCTGACCACCTAGACCAATTTATGCTGCGATCCTCAAGGTGAGGTCTCACCCTTCCAAGGTGACAAGCCCGGTTTGATTCCGGGTCGCCGCTCCAATTCGAGGCCAATAGCCTCACACAGATCGGCAGGCTGATCATCTGCTGAGGCAGAATGTTCTACCCGAGAGGGGCGAGTCTGGGGCTTGCAATCCTGGGCGAGTGGGGATGAAGCGGTCGTCTGATAAACGGCAATGCTCGCAAGGCCCGGCAGGGTGCGCCCATTAGCTTCTGTTCTCGATACCCATTCCTCCCAAGAGGAACATGACGGCGACATACTGGATAGGTGAGGAAGCCAAGAAGCCAGTGACCGGTATGTAACGCTTGGTCCGTCATGAATAAATCGCCCGTGGCACAGTGCCAACGTACCCATCGGCTAATGCGCCGGCTGATTGGGCTCATCTAATCGACGCATCTGCGGTTTTTGTCGCGAACCGTCATCAGATAGCAAAAATGCGAGCCTCGCGATTGAGGGATTTTCAGCCCGATCGGCATAACTGCTGGTCGGGCTTTACTATGCCAGATTGAAACTTAGATTGAAGGAACAGACGGATGTCCAAGGACGAACAGCAGATTGAAGCCGAGATCCAGGCCAAGGGCTTGAACGCACCGCGCCTCACGCCAACGCTCATCGATGAGACAATCGTCTCCGAGCAATATCATGTCTTCGCCGGCACGACGCTGACGGTCTGCGCGCTGACGCTGCGCAACGGCTACATCGTGACTGGCGAGAGCGCTGCGGCATCGCCCGAGAACTTCAATCAGGAGATTGGTCGCAAGATCGCCCGCGACAATGCCCGGAACAAGATCTGGGCTCTCGAAGGCTATCTCTTGCGCGAAAATCTGTCCCGCAATGTCAATGCCATCGCCCAATGACCCACCCACTCCTCATAGACGAAGCCCACCGCCGGCTAGAGATCGAAAACGCTGTCAACCGCTGCCATAGGCGTTGCAGGATCGCTAATGTGAAGGAGAAGGCGATATCTTGGGAAGATCGTTGGTGCTGGGAAGTCTTGACAAATCTCTCCCCAATTACCGCCATAAGCTCTTAGCATGAATTGGCTCCTGGCTCTCTACCATCGCCCTCCATGGCTGACGGAGAGACCATTAGGGACGCCGGCACGCAAAACCATGAAATCTCGGGGCTGGCACGTCCATTTCCAGAGTTGGCTATGATCCTCCAGCTCAATCCACCTTTGCCGCTGACGACGCCCAAGGGCAAAGCTCTCGCTCATCTCGTCATAGATTATGGTCCCGAGCACGATCTGATGTGGGTATGCATCCTCAATGCGACCGGCGAGTGCTGGACATATGCAAACCCAGAGATCCGGTTTCAGAAGAATATTACGATGGGTCGATTGGACGTCAGCAAGCCTATTGAGAGCAAAACGACTTGGGTGGATGCGGAGCCTAAATAATGGCCATCAAAATGGCACCGATCGGACAACCTGAGCAAACCGCCGCGCCCTATCGGTTGGATATTCCCCAGCAGCGCATCGGCACACCACGTAATTCTGTAATTGTTACGCGTAATTCCAGTGATGTTACGCAATCAGGTGAGATCGCTGATCTGAAGGCGCGCATCGCGAAGCTCGAAGCGATCGTCTTCTCCAGTCACGCGGCCAAGCAATCCCGCGCCGAATACATGCGCGAGTACCGCAAGCGCCAAAGGGAAACCAAATAATGGATAATGCTGATCTCGGCCCCGCAATGTCCCTCCATTATGCCGAGCAAAAGGCCAAGGATGCGGGCGATAAGGTCGCTCGGCTAGAGCGCCATGTCCAAGAGCTCGATCAGCGGTTGGCTGCTCTGGAAAAGCTTTTGGAAGGCGCTCGCTGGCAGAGATAGACCAATGCCCGTCCTTCCAAATTCAAGGCACGAAAAGTTCGCTCAGGCACTCGCCCAGGGCAAAACTGCCGACGAGGCTTATGTCGAGGCAGGCTTTAAAGCAAACCGCGGAAACGCGGCCACTCTTAAAGCAAAGCAAAACATTTCAGACCGAACCGCCGAAATAAAGGAACGTATGGCTGAACGCGTCATCGAGCGTGTCGCAGTCACGGTTCAGAGCCTCACTGACGAGCTTGAAGAGGCCCGGGCATTAGCTCTAGCCGAAAAGCAATCCTCTGCCGCTGTCAGCGCCGTTATGGGCAAGGCAAAGCTCCATGGGCTGCTGATCGACAAGCGCAGACTTGAAGGCCCGAACGGTGGGCCAGTCCAGATCGACTTGAACGGATATTCCCTTGAACAGCTCAAGTCCTTCCAAGAGCTTTTCTCTCAACTTGCCACTTCCTCCGGCTCTGATCCTGAGGCAGGTGAATCAGGAGATAGCGAAGCGTGAGCATGAGGCCGAAAAGCTTCGTATCGCGCAAGACGCCGAGAGGATAAGAGCGAAGTGCCAAACCCTGATCGGGTTCATCGGTGAAGCGTGGCATATCCTTGAACCGTCGAGAAAGATGGCAAAGGGATGGGCGATAGAGGCCATTTGCGAGCACTTCGAGGCAATAACCTATGGCGACATTACGCGCCTGCTGGTGAACGTCCCGCCCGGATTTATGAAGTCCATGATCGCCAATGTGTTCTGGCCGGCGTGGGAATGGACGATGTTTCCGCATCTGCGGTACCTGTCGTTTTCATATTCGGCTCACATCACAACGCGAGATAACGGTAGGTTCCGAGACCTCATACAGAGCCCCTGGTATCAGGGTATATTCGGGGACGCCTTTAAGCTTCGCAAGACTGGTGAAGAGCTGATCAGCAATGATCATCGCGGCTGGAAATTTGCATCCTCCGTCAACGGCGTGTCGACGGGTGAAAGAGGCGACCGTGTTGGGTTGGACGATCCCCATAACGTAAAGCAGACAGAGTCGGAACCGGTCCGAAAGGAAACCGTTCGCTGGGTTCGCGAAAGTATGTCGAACCGCCTGAACGACATGGAGAAGTCGTCCATCTTCTGCATCATGCAGCGCGTCCATGAAGATGACGTCTCTGGCGCTCTGATCGAGCTCGGCGGTTACGAGCATCTGATGATCCCGATGGAATGGGACGGCCGGCGCTACACGACATGCATGGACTGGACAGATCCACGCGATGAAGAGGGCGAACTGGCATGGCCCGAGCATTTCAGCCGAAAGGTGGTTGAAGGGCTAAAGACTACGCTGGGTCCGTACGGTTATGCCAGCCAGTGCCAGCAGCTTCCCACGCCTCGGGGGGGCGGTATCTTCAAACGCGAGTGGTGGCAGCTGTGGGGCAACCCAGACGACCCAGATGACCCACAGTTCAAGAAGTTTCCGGGCTGCGAGTACATCATTGGCTCGCTGGATACGGCGTATACCCAAAAGACGGAGAACGACTTCTCTGCCATGACGGTCTGGGGCGTTTATTACGACCGGTACGACATGCCCAAGGCCATTCTGATGAATGCCTGGCGAGACAGGTTGGCGCTTCATGATTTGGTCGAGCGCACTGCTGCGACCTCAAGGCGCTTCAAGATTGACCGGCTGCTGATCGAATCCAAGGCGGCTGGCATATCTGTTTCTCAGGAACTGCAGCGCCTTCATGCGGCGGAAGGCTATGGCCTACAGCTCGTTGATCCCAAAGGTGGCGACAAGACGGCTAGAGCCTATGCCATCCAGCATTTGTTCGCGGCCGAGATGATCTATGCGCCCGACAGAGATTGGGCCGACATGGTGATTACGGAAATGTCCTCGTTCCCTCGGGCTCCCCATGATGACCTTTGCCTAGCTGGCAATACCCTTGTTGACACGAAGCGCGGGCCAATTCCGATCAGAGATATCCACGTCGGCGATGAAGTTCTGACGCCAGATGGCTGGAGAAGCGTTCTTTGGTCGGGCCAAACTGGCGTATCAGCCACCGTCAATCGATTTGGGATCAACGGTACATCAAACCACCCTGTATTCACTACGGATCTCGGTTACCAGCCTCTCGCAGATGCTCGTTGCCAGAAACGTCTCGTAAGGAATGACCTTTGCGGTTTTCTGAAGATAGCGCTCCTGAAGTCATTGAATTCGATGGCATCTCATACCGAAGGATGGGCGGAAAGCGTCGATACTATCTATCTCAATCAACTACCAATGAAGGCCGTAAATCCCCTAAGGGATTGCATATCGCTATTTGGGAACATCATTCGGGACAGACAGTTCCTGCGGGCTTTGAAGTTCATCATCGTGACGGTGACACATTTAACTTCGAGCGCGAAAATCTGGAGTGCTTACCGGCTGCGACGCATCGAAGCCTTCCTAAGAACATCGATAGGGAGAAGGTCCGCGCCAATCTCGCCAACATTCGGCCAAAGGCAAATGCATGGCATTCTTCAGCGGCTGGCCGTGAATGGCATCGCAGCCACGTTTATGAAAGCATCCACAAACCTGGCACCGTGCCATATATCCGGAATGTCATCGGAAGCGGGAAATGCCGGTGGTGTGGGGATGAATTCCAGAAGAAGAGCAAAAGACGCGTTTTCTGCGGGCCTAAATGTCAAGTGCAGGAATCTGGTTTCCGCAGAGGGAAATGCACGTTCGTCCACCCAAATTATGCCTGTGTTCAATCTTGAGGTTGAAGGCGCGCACTGCTTCTTTGCGAATGGAATTCTAGTCCATAATTGCGACAGCGTGACGCAGGCGCTCAAGCATCTTCGA